GTGTGCAAGTTTGGGGTTCAGACGGTTTACGTTATGTATTTGGTAAAGCTAACGCTACTATCAGTGCATCAACAACTGCATGTACTGTAAATGCAACAACATTCCTTGTAACAGCTTCAGGTGGTTCTTATACATCTCCAGCTACTGCAATGGTATCAGGTGATTATGGCTGGTTCTCAGCAGCATCTGTTTAAGTAACAAATACTCCCCTAGCAATAGGGGGGTTTCTCAAGTATATTCATGGTGAGTATGCTTGACAAACCAAACTACTTTGGAGAATTAAATGTCAGAATCAGGTGCATTAGCAGTAAGATTTTATAGTAAAGAATTACAAAACGAATTTCTAACCAATAAAGAAGGCAGACCAATTAGCTACATGGCCGACTTTGTTAGAATTGAAATACCAGGCAATCAACTAAGTATTATTGATACCTTTGTGAATAACTCACATAAATCACAGTTTCCTACACAATGGTCTATGTATTTAAACGAAAAAGCGGATGGCAACCACAATCCTGATAACGTGCAAGGCACAATATTAAGAGATTGGCCTATCCTTAACGCAGCACAAGCTACAGAATTAAAACACTTTAAGTTCTACACTGTAGAACAAGTGGCAGCAGCTTCAGATCAACAACTTATGGCAATCGGTATGACAGCAGGTATGTCACCATTAGCCCTAAGAGATAAAGCTAAAGCGTTTTTAGAAAGCGCAAAAGATTCATCATTTGTACAAAGACAGGCAGACGAACTTAAATTAAGAGAGCAAGAAATTGCTGATCTTAAAGATCAGATGACTAGATTAGCAAAAATGGTAGAAGCTAAAGCTAAATCAGAAGATAAAACTGAGGTCAAAGCCGAAACGAAAGAACCTAAAAAGGAATAATAAATGGCAACAACTCTATTGCAACTCGTTCAGCAAGCTACAGGTGAAATGGGTTTAACTCAGCCTACACAAGTGGTAGGCAATACTGCGGCAGATGTTGTTCAAATTTATGCTCTAATGAACTCAGTAGGCTATGAGATTCAAAGAGATCATAATTGGGAAGCATTAGATAAAGAGTATAGATTTTATACTCAATACGAAACACTTACTTGTACCCTTGTGGCTAATTCTGTCAATGTAACAACTGTAGAATCAACCACAGGGTTAAGTAATTTATGGATAGTAACAGGTACAGGTATTAATCAAGATACTTATGTTAATACTGTTACAGGTGCTAATTCATTAACATTATCACAAGCCGCTACACAAAGCGGTGTATTTACAATTTATTTTTCACAAGCTAAATATCCATTACCTAGCGATTGGGATAGACAAGTAGATCGTACACATTACGACAAGTCTAAACGCTGGGAAATGTTAGGCCCTACAAGTGCGCAACAATGGCAATTCTTGAAGTCTAGCTATATTTCAACAGGCCCTAGAATCCGTTACAGAATTTTAGGTGGATACTTCCAAGTATGGCCTGCAATGAATACTAATGAATATCTAGGTTTTGAATACATGAGTAATGCTTGGGCTGATTCAGCTTCAGGCACACCACAAACATCATTTTTAGCAGATTCAGATACTTGTATATTCCCTGATCGTTTAATGGTATCTGCTCTTAAAAAGAAATACTTTGAAATTAAAGGTTTTGATGCAACAGCATTTACTAGAGATTATATTAAGGAATTATCATTAGCTAAATCTAATGATTCTGGTTCTGCTACATTAAGTTTTGCTCCAGTACCTGGATCAGTTTTAATTGGATTTGAAAATATACCTGACGCTAATTACGGACAATAAATAATATGTTTCCAGTAAAAAAACAATCATCAGGAAGCGTATCATTACCAGCACCGGTAGGTGGGTGGAACGCCAGAGATAGCCTTAGTGACATGCCTGCAACAGATGCAGTCTATCTTACTAATTGGTTTCCTGCTACTACAGAGCTAAAATTAAGAAATGGCTATGTACAATGGGCTACAGGATTGCCAGGCGAAGTAGATACGCTTATGAATTATCAAACAGGATCAGTAGGTAAGCTATTTGCTATATCTAGTGGTTCTGTATATGACGTAACAAGTCAAGGTGCAGTAGGTTCAGCAGTATTGTCTGGATTAGCTAATTCACGTTGGCAATATTGTAATATTACAACTTCTGGCGGATCATTTTTATATATGGCTAACGGTGTTTCTACACCATATATTTATAATGGCACAACATGGACAAGCATTACAGGTTCATCTACTCCTGCTGTGACAGGGGTTACTACTACTACACTAAATAATCCAATATTATTTAAAAACAGAATATTCTTTACACAAGCAAACTCATTAAAATTATGGTATTTACCTACATTATCTGTAGGTGGTTTAGCTAAATCTTTAGATGTTAGCTCTTTTGCTTATAAAGGTGGTTATGTAGTTCAACATGCTACATGGACAATAGATGCTGGATATGGCGTAGATGATTACTATGTTGTTTATACATCTAAAGGCCAAGTAGTTGTATATAAAGGTGCTGATCCTGATGTAGACTTTGCTTTAGCAGGTGTATGGGATCTTGGTGCGCCTGTAGGTACTCGTTGTATGTATAAATACGGTGGCGATATACTTATATTAAGCAGAGATGGACTTACACCATTAGCTTCAGAGCTACAATCATCAAGACTTGATCCTAGAGTAGCTATTACAGACAAAATACAATGGGCGGTATCAGAAGCTATATCTAACTATGGCCCACTTTTTGGATGGCAAATTATGTACTATCCAGAAGAAAACCAATTATGGTTAAATGTACCTGATCCTAATACAATTACACAATATGCTATGAACACCATTACTACAAACTGGTGTAATTACACAGGATGGAACGCATACTGTTGGGAATTGTTTAACGATCAACCTTATTTTGGTGGTAGTAACTTTGTAGGTCGTGCTTGGTATACAAATTCAGACAATGGTAGCAATATTACTGCTAACGCATTACAAGCATTTTCATCTTTTGATAGTCCAGGTCAGCTCAAGCGTTTTACAATGGCTAAACCCATTTTTAGAACATCTGGAAGCCCTGCTATTTATGCAAACATAAACGTAGATTTTAACTTAAATACACCTACTACAATACTTAATTATACGCCCACAGCTACAGGAACATGGGATAATGCTTTATGGGATTCAGGTATATGGGGTGGTGGTTTGTCAGTACTACAACAATGGCAAGGTGTTAATGGCGTAGGCTATTACGGTGCGCCTATTGTAAGTACTGCATCACAAAACATAGATGTAAGATGGGTTTCAACAGATATCGTTATTGAAAAAGGTGCAGTTCTATAATCATTCAAGGACAAGAAGTAGGAGAGTGGGTTTGTCAGAAAGCTGGCGGATCATGGACTCCTATTTGCCAAGCTATAGGCCAAATTTATAAAGGCCAATTAATAGCAGGTCTTATGTATGATGGTTATACAGGCTCATGTATCGCAAGTCATTCAAGATGTGATGATCCACGTCATGTTTCTAGGGAATTTTATTTTGCAATATTTAATTACCCTTTCAATGTGTTAAAAGTAAAACAATTAAAAGGATTAGTCTCTACAGCTAACCTTAAAGCTCAGAAAGTAAATGTTCACTTAGGATTTAAGCAAGAAGCATTGCTTAAAGATTATTTCCAAGATGGTGATGGTATTGTTTATACCATGTCACCAGAAGATTGTCGTTGGTTAAAACTTAAAGATAGATATATAAAGGAAAACGTATGAAATTGTTTGATATTAGTTGGTTCTTACCTGCATTAGGTGATTATTTCACATTTTATGGTGGTGGTAAGGGTTCTGCTCCACCTGCTCCAGATTATACAGGTGCTGCTAATGCAACTGCTGCTGGTAACTTAGAAGCTGCTAGAGCAACTGCTGCTGCAAACCGTACTAATCAAATTACACCTTATGGTAACTTAACGTACACAGCCAATCCTGGTACTGATCCATACGGTAACACTTTATATACTGCTACACAAACATTAGCACCTGCTCAACAAGGTATTCTTGACCAAACAAACAAACTTAATCAAGGTTTGATGACAACAGCTAATTCAGGTTTGGATTATGCTAATACTGTATTAAGCCAACCTGGTGTAGATACATCACAATTAGCACAAACCGGTATCAATCCTGGTCAATCATATCAAGATGCTATGATGACTAGACTAGGTCCACAAATTGATCGTGAAGATGCTGCATTAGAACAACAATTAGCTAATAGGGGTATTGCTGCTGGTACAGACGCATATAATCAAGCTAAAACATTACAAGCTCAAAAACATAATGATTTACTCAATAGTGCTACAGTTCAAGGTATAAATACAGGTCTTACAGCTAATCAACAAGGCTTTCAACAAGCTGCTTATAACCAAATGCAACCTATTAACGTCATTAACGCATTACGCACAGGATCTCAAGTTCAAAATCCTAGCTT